TGCCCACTGCGCGACCAGCCTGGCGGGCCAAGTAGCCGAGCAGGTCGTAGCCGGTGTCGGCCACGAGCTCGTTGGAGACCTGAATGGATTGGCCGTACTTGTAGGCGCCGAGCGTGCGCTTGGCGAATGCCGGGTCAGACTCGGTAAGGGTAGAGCCCTCGGTGATGAGTGCACTGCTGGAGTGCGAGGTCGTCACCGGGATTTCAAGGTTTTCACCAGAAGCGGTGTTGATGACCGTTGCGCCAGCCTGAAGGATCGCCGACGACTCAATCATGTGCTCCCACACCTGACCGAAGAACGACGTCGGAACGGTGTTGCCACCAGCGGTGGAGCTGCCCTTCGTCAAGTCGCGACGCTCAGCAGGAACCACAACCGAGCGAAGCTCGCCGCGGCCCAGGGCGCGCAGCTCGTCCTCAACGGTCAGCTCCGGCGCAGCGGCCGGCGCTTCGACGGTTCCGTACTTGGCCATCGCTGCTTCGATGTCGGCGGTGCGCTTCTCGGCATCGATCAGTGCGCCGAGGCGGCTGTCAATGGCTTCGATGTCGGCGTTGCCCTTTGCCCAGGCGGCCTCATCTTCGGCGGTGAAGTCACGAGCCTCGCTGGCGGCGGCGTCAGAGATCGAGCGGATCTCATTCCACGCACGCAGGCGCGCCTCATGCAGGCGCTGCATTTCGTTGTTCATGTCACTCCAAGTGACTCAGGCCGGGCGCGACAGCGCTCCGGCAGTGGTTGGATGCAGGTGCCGACGGAGTTGCGCTCGGGTCAGCGGGTTGGCGGGTTTCGACGGCCTCGCCGGGCCGGTGCTGCTTCCTCTGCCGGCGTTTCGCGCGGGGCTTCGGGAACAGGTTGCTCAACCGGGACCTCAGGAAGGTCTCGGCCGATCAAGTCAGCGAGGCGACCTTGCTCGGCGGCCTCGGTCACCTGCTCAAAAGGCAGGTCGACGAAGTTGGAAAGCGATCGCAGTGCGACTGCTGCGCCATCCTGTGCGGTCTGAAGGTAGGCAGGACTGGCCACCGGGCCGAGCTCGTACAGCACGCAGTCAAGGATGCGACGCAGCGGAAAGCCAGAGTCCGTGGTTGACCACTCATCGGCACGCACTGCGAATGAGAACGATGAACCCTTCACTAGACCGCTCTTGACCTTTGCGGCGACACGCTGAGCGTCAGGGTCGGTCATGTCGAGCTGCATGGCGTAGGCCAGGCCTGTCGCATCGACGCTCAGATCAAGCGTGGCGGAGTCACGAGTAGCCAACAAGATGTCGAGGTTGTGGTTGAACGAGCCGAGCACGTTGCGTTCGGCACGAGCAAGCGTCGTGTCAAAGGCATGCGGGTCAATGACCTCAACGAAGCCGCCAAGGTCCTGACTCAACTGCTCAAAGACTGCGCCGTAACCAGTCAGCATTGGAGTGCCATCGGCGAGTGCCCGCAGCTCTGGTGCGCTGACCTGTCGGTATGCACGCAGCTCACGCATTGAAGAAACCTCCGTGGCACCGCTTCTGATGCCTGCCTGATTGAGTTCTGCGACTTTTTGCGATGACCACGCCGCTCCGGCATCGCCACCCCACAGGGCCCACTCAATGCGGACGGCTGACGGAAATGCGTCATCGCCCTCGCTCCACCCTGGCGAACCGACCTCGGTCGCATAGCGAGTGAAGTAGCTGTCCATTTGTCGCACTCGTGACGTCGACAGAGTGCGACGAGTCACGAGGTCTTTAGCGGATCTGATTGCCGCAGCGCTCCCACCTCTGTGGTAGGTCTGCGTCCACTTGATCCCTTGCGCAGCAGCGTCGGCAACGTCCTGCGGTGGTTTGGTGTCAACCATTACGGCATCTGCGCTGGTGGCGGCGTTGTGGGCGCCGGCAGCGGCCCTCGGTCCTCGAGCTCGCGTACTTCATCGACGCTCAGGAAGCCAGCGGCCAGTGCCGTTGAATAGGCCGAATAGCGACTCATCAAATCAGAACGCAGAAGTGCGCCAGTGTTGAAACGCACAAACTGCGGTCGAGGAAGGTTCGCAGTGAACACTTCCTGAATGAGCACGAGGTCGCTGTTGACCGAATCGACGAGATACTGCTGAGCCTGTTGCTCTCTGTTGGCATACGTGATGCTCTGGCCACTACTAGCGATGCCGATCTTCTCTGGCGGAACGCCAAAGATTTGGCAAATGTCAACCTGCACATGGCGCATCGTTGCGAGCGCCTGCGATTCGTTGACGTCGCTAGTGCTGACCTTTTCCCAGCGAAGGCCAGAGCCGAGAACCGCTGGCCGGCGTTTGCGCCACGACGACTGAACGGATGCCCGAATGCGATCTGCTTGCTCTTGATCGAGCACGTCGTCGCTGTAAAGGATGGCACTCGGTACGGCGCCATTCTTGAACCAATCATGGCCAAAGTCCTGCGCACGACGGGCAAGGTCGATCAGGCCGGAACGCTCAAGCGGTGAAATACCGAGCGGCGAACCAGGGATCGGCATACCTGGCACCAAGAAGATGTCGGCAGCCGCCACTGGCTTACCATTGAACGTGAACTCAAGCGGAGCGCCAACGTACTTCTGACGAGTCGTGACTTTGGTTGGGTCAAGCCACTCGACAGCAGTAGGCCAGCCGGCCACGTTGCGCCCGACGATCATGCCAAAGGCATTGCCGAACAGGTCTCGGCTGATTGACATCTGACGCAACCACTGCGAGCGAGGCAGCGCAGATGGCATTTCGACGAGCTGCGGCTGGCTTGGAAGCTCAACCGGCAGGCCATCAGGGCCCATGCGATAAGCCTTCAGCGGCAACTGCGCAATTGTGTTGGCACGCAGGTTGATGCACGCCACGACAGCGGAGAGCGCCAGTGAGTCACTGCGGGAGCCGCGTCCCTCGGGATTCCACTCGTCGCCACGTCCCCAAACGTCTTGGTAGGAGACGTCGCGCCGTTCGGTGCGGCCAAGTCGGCCCAGCATCAGCGCTCAACCGCCAAGCCAAAGACGACCAAAGCAATGCCAGCGAGAGCAATCCCGAGCGCAGGAGCGATAAGCCAGCCAGCGATGGCAATAGCTATGGCTCCGGCGATCTGGAGGACGGCGGCGAGAATCTGCACAGTGCCCTCCTGGGCTCAGTAGGCAAAGACAGGACGGGCCGAAGGTGTGGCAGTAACGCCGTCGGAAACTGCTTGACCGAGTGCTTCGACTGCGAGGATGGCAGCGACGTGGGCATCGATGTAGCGGTGGTGGCCTGCCTTCTCAGGACGCCAGCCACCTCGGGCTCTGCGTCGTTGAGTATTTGCGACATGACGGTCAAGCACAGCGTTGCCGGTGTGGCCAATCTGACCGGCGCGAACCATCGTCGACCAGCGGTCGACTGCTGCGACCATTCGGTTATCTGACTGCGTAGCAAACAAACTGACGACCTTGTCGCCATGCTCTGCTTGCCATTCGTCGATCTCTGTGCGCCAGTAGGGCGGATCGCAGAACATACGCACGACTCGATAGTGCTGAAATGCTTCGGCAACTGCTGCTCGCACCTCAGAACGTGGCACTCGCCAATCCTTCGGCGCATCGTCTGGGCGCTCCCAGATGCCAAGCGGCTGAACAAGCCAATCAGAGAAACGCACCGCAATCAGCGCAGTGGCATCTCCGGTATCAGAACCATCGAAGCCAAGCGCAACGGTGTCGCCGGCCTCGAGCCGGTCGTCACGCTCAAGCGCCTGCCAGAGCTCAAACTCAATCAGATCGTCGGCATCTGCGACGAGCTGGTTGAGATAGAAACGGCGAGCGTCAGCTGGTGACGTCGCCGGGTCGGTTACCTCTTCGGCGACACGCTCAAGATCAACCCACGCCGAGCCGCCGTAGGCAGCTTTGAGCGCTTCGGTGAGTTTGTCACGATCGCCGAGATCGTCGACCGCTGGGCCCTCAAGACTGTCGTAAAAGAGTCCTGCGGTGCCCTTCTCAAATGCTGCCCACGATGCCTCGGCGACTGACTCGTCGCCTGGCCTGTGGGCATTAGTTGTCTCAATCGACAGACCGCCGGTCTTGCCGACGTTTCGCCGAATGGTCGCAGCGAGCCTGACGCCACCGTTGCGAGGAGTCCACAGATGCGTCTCGTCAAGAATCGCCGCAGTGACCGGCTGTCCTTCACGTGAACCAGCGGCAGCGGAAACAGGCTCAAGGCGTCCAGGTCGACCACGCAAGAAGATGCGAGTTACCCCGACGTCGAGACCGCAATCATCAACGACCGGCGAGCCGCCGACCATTGCAAGCAGTTGGGCGTAGGTGTTGTCGGTCTGATCTTCGCTAGTCGCCGAGACCTGAACCCATGGCGAGGGATGAGCACGACCGACGGGCTCACCATCAGCGTCGAATCCGTCGAATGTTGTCGGGCCGGTCAAGTGAGCAAGCGCCAAACCTGCGACGAGTGGAGATTTACCCCAACCCTTAGCTCGACGTAGCACCGCTCGCCGATTAGCCAGCCTGCTCGTGCGAGTGTCAATTCGATACAGACGAACAACGAACTCAAGTTGCTCGTCAGTCAGTCGCAGCGGTGCGCCGGTCGTTTCACCACCGGGCACTCGTAGGTTCGCTTCGATCCAGTCTGCGACTTGCCAACCAAGGCTCGGAAACTCACCCTCGTACTCAGGGCCACGCCAGGGCATTAGCTCACAACACGCAGTCGACCTCGAGCCGACTGCGCTGGTGCCTTTGGAACGTCGATGCCAGTAGCGAGCTCGTCGGCGACGATTGACCAGCGGAGACGCAATAGGGCCATCGGCGACAAGCCGAGCCGGTCCTCCATCTGGCGAACCTCGGCGAGAAGTGCTGCGGGTGCGCCGCGCTTCTCTGATTCAACAAGCACGATGACGTAGCGGGCTACTGCTCTCGTCGATTCAAGACGCTCCCAAGCAACAGCCTGCGGAAGTTTCCAGAGCTGCTGCCACGCCTTTGACTCGCTCGTCGTTGGCTTGTCGTCCAGCGGCCACGCCGGCGCTTTGCCGGGTCGGCCTGAGCGTGGAAGTCGTAGCGTGCTGACGGCAAAGCCTTCGATCTTGCCGTTTGATGGATTGCGTGCAGCTTCTTTAGGTGCTGGTCCTGGCATGGTGCCCTCCATCGTCGTCGCGACTTTGGAACCACTACGCACCGCAAATGAGG